AGTCTTTGATGATTGGTTAGGTTGTATATACGATTCAGAAACATATCGTATAGGTTACAAAAAAGATTTTAGTACAGATGTTGTTATACAGCAACTGAACCACAAAGAGTTACCAGTTTACGGTGTTAAACTGATAAATGCATTCCCAACAACTATAGCGGGAATCACAATGGATAATAATTCAGAGAATACTATCCAAAAATTGACAGTTACGCTTTCTTACGATAAGTATATCCAAGAAGATGCATTGTCTAGTACGTTATCTGCAGTAACAGGTGCAGCTAATTTACTAACAAATTTATAATTTATATTATAGGAGAATATTATGGCGTTGCCAATAATGACAGCACCACGTTACCCGGTCACACTACCGAGTACTGGTGAAAAATATACCATGAGACCTTATCTCGTAAAAGAAGAGAAGGCATTGCTAATGGCTTTAGAATCGCAAGATCCAGAGCAGACATCATTAGCAGTTAGAAATATTATATCGGCATGTATTGATGCTGATATCAATATTAATGAATTAACAGTGTTTGATATTGAAAAATTGTTCTTAGAACTTAGATCAATATCAGTAGGAGAATCTATTTCTATTTCAGGTAAATGTACTGAATGCGAAAAAGGAACTCAATTAGTAATTGATATTAAAGATATTGAATTAACGAATCTAAATAGAGATGATATGGTAATTCAATTAGCAGATGATGTAGGATTAACAATGAAATATCCAACATTAAATGTAATTAATGAGATTACGCATGATGTTACATCTGTTGAGGGTGTAATGGAACTGATTATAGGTTGTATTGATACGATTTATGATGCAGATAACGTATATGATGCGAAAGATGAGGGGCAAACTGCCGTTGAAGAATTCGTTGAAAATTTAAATAGTGAGCAATTCGGAAAGATTCAAGATTTCTTTTCTAAAACTCCAAAATTAGAATATTCTGTAGAATTTGAATGTGAGCATTGCCAACATAAGAATAACCTAGAAATAAGAGGGCTTCAAAGTTTTTTTATCTAGGCCTCTCACATGATAGCATATTGAATCACTATCAGACAAATTTTGCGATGATACAACATCACAAATACAGTCTGACAGAGCTAGAGGAAATGATGCCATGGGAGAGGGAGATATATGTAACTCTTCTCTCACAGCATATTAAAGAAGAGAACGACAGACATTCTAAAAAAGGGAGGCTGTAATGGCTAGAGAAGATCAATTTCAGGGCGATATGTCCCGAAACGAAGTAGAAATAGACTTAAAGAAATTTATGTCTATGGTTTCTGAGATAGGAGACCTAAAACAAGAAATATTTGAATTAACCCAAGAGGATAGAAAGAATCCTTGGCAAAAATGGGTATATGCAGCTAAAACATTTGATGCTTGGAGAATTATTCCAAGAGCATTCTTAGGTGTATATATGTATTTACTATACTATGCAACATTTTGGTTCATGGATTTAGCTGAACCATCATTAGAACAATCTGGCTTGATATCAGTATTAGTAGGTGCTGGAGCCGCATGGTTTGGTTTATACACATCAAGTGCTGCAAAAGAACATGGTGATACTAACCCTAATTAGGAAATAACTCATGGCTGACGAAGAAAATAAAAAAGAGAGTAAAGGACGAGGACAACCCGCAGGTAAAGGATTCGACGCATTAGTTGAATTCATGGGCGAGAACAATCGTGCTACCTCTGAAATAGAGAAAGATCAACGTAATACACGTAGACATCTTCTCGAAATGAAGAAACTAGACATAGGTGCAGTTGAGCTGCAAGAGCGTATGAATAGTAACTTCGAGAACTTCTTTGAAACCATGAATGCAGGTAAATTAGATACCCAAGAAGCAGATAGTGAAAGATTAGCTATATTCCAAGAAATCAGAGATGGCATTAATAACCAATCTGCTGCATCGGCCGCTGGTGCAGAAAAAGCTGGTAAGTCTACCATGAAAGGTATGGGTAAATTACTTGGTGGAGCTGGTATTGGTGTAGGTGCAGCTGGTTTAGGTATAGCAGCAGTCATTGGTGCAGGTGCATTCATGCTCGATAAACTCGAGTCTATGGATGCTCAGAAGATATCAGATAACGTTGGTATTTTATCTAAGATGGGTTCAGACAACGAAAACTTCCTAAAAGATGGTGGTAAAGTTGCAATCGTATTAACCGGTTTAGGTATAGGATTGGCTGCCTTTGGCCTTGGCTCAGGAGTTGCATCAGCCGTAGATCATTTCCAGAAAGACGGTTGGGCACAGAAGATAGCAGATAATGTAGAGATATTGACTGGTATCGCAGATATGAAATTTGCAGATACCGCTGAAGTCGTAGCTACTTTAACTGGTTTAGGCATAGGATTAGCCGCATTTGGTATAGGTTCTTCTGTTGCTGGAGTCAGTGAAGCTGTTAATAAATTCGCATCTGGCGAAGATTGGCCTCAAACTATCGTAGATAACGTTAAGACACTTTTAAGTATAGCTGATCTACAGACAGGTGATGCTACAACTGTAATGGCTACATTAGCTCAATTAGGTGGTGGATTAGCAGTATTTGGTGTTGGTTCATTCTTTGCTAATGCCTCGGGAGATGGTCAAGGCGAACAGATAAGAACAGAAGTTGAATCATTATTAAAAATAGCAGAAGATCCTAATGCGGATCCAGCTAAAGCCGAATTAGCAAAACAAGCGCTTAAAACTTTAGGTGGTGGATTGACTGGATTTGGTGTTGGTTCGTTCTTTGCTAAGGCCGCAGGAGATGGTTCAGGAGAAAAAATACGACAAGAAGTATCTTCATTATTAGCAATAGCAGAAGATCCTAATTCAAGTGAAGAAGATATTTTAAGAGCTACTGCAGCATTAGGTGCATTAGGTGCTGGATTAGCCGCTTTCGGTGCAGGATCATTTGTTGGTTCATTAGCTGGTGCAGCAAGTGCAGTATTAGACTTCTTTAGTGGTGCAGAATCTCCAATAGAACAAGCAAAAGATCTTGGTAATAATGCTGAGCTAGTTAAAACAGGAGTAACTGCTCTTACTCAATTCAGAGAAGAATTAAATAGATTCGGTTCAATGGGTTCAGTTTCAGGAGATCTCGGTCTAACTGAAATGGCAGATGATTTACTATCAGCTTCAAAATTAATCAATCTCGCTGTAGCTGGTGGAACTGACTTCAGAGGAAGAAACACAGACTATATTGGCCTTGCAAATGTAGAAGGTGTAGATGAAGCTATATCTCAAATTACTAAATTAAAAGAAGCTTTAGGTTTAGTAAGTCCTACTGTTGGTGTCGAAATGAGTCAGACATCTTCAGAGAATGCTGAAGCTTCGACAAGCGGTGAAACAAACAACGCAGTTGTATCAAATACAAATACTCAAGAAGGTGCTACATCTAATCAGATAATCATGCATGCACCATCAAAAATCAATCGTATAGACTCTGTTCTCGCAACCAGATAAAAAAAAGGACTCTTTCGAGTCCTTATAAAATCTTAGTTTTTTAACTACCGTTAAGAATCCTTAGCGAGTTTTGCAAAGTAACTTAATGTATCTTCTTCTCCAGCATCCTGTGAAGGAATTTCTGAAGCAGCTTCTACAAAGTTAGTTGTAACTGCAGGAGCCGAAGGCATTTCTGCCGGAGCAGCGCTGAATCCAGCATCAATTCCAAGTACTCTATTCATTTTAGCTTTAAGCTCATCATATGATTTGTAATTGGCAGGATCAGTAAACTCGTTAAGTGAATGGAGTTTTCCATACAGCTCTTCAAGTCTTGCATCATCACCGTCTAAGACAGCTGATACAGGTGAGAATTCAGACTTATCGTAATTAGTCCAACCTTCTACCTTTCTGATCTTGATTTTGAAATCCGCACCTTCCCAAAAATCAAATGGGTTAATAGGATCTTCGTCCGCGAATTGAGGTTGCATAATATCCATCACTTTGTCAAAGATTTTCTTACCAAATTTGTATAAGAATACCCTTCCTTCATTCTCTGGGTTAGCAGAGTCAGATATAACCATAATGTTAGACACATGATGTAGTCTACGTTTCCTCTCACGAGCGAGTTGCTTATCTTCATCTCTACCAGTATTCCATAATTCTGAATTCATTTCTGAAACAGGATCAGGCTGATTGACTGAAGTCAAGCTATTTTCGATATACCATAAACCATTCGGGCCTTTAAAGCCATGGTCCCAATATCGTACCCAAGGTAAGTCTTCGCCTTCTTTCGCAGGCAAGAATCTAATAACAGCATAACCGTTACCAGCTTTATCTTGAGTTGGTTTCCAGAACCTATCGTCAGCGTATGACTTAGTCTCTGATTTTTGTGATACAGCTTCTGCTGCTTGTACGAGTTTGTCGATAGACGAGCCTCGCGAGCTCTTTAGATTTGCAAATGACATTGTATTCTCCGTTATATTGCGTTGTATTAAGACTGTCGTCTTTTCTGTAGTATTTCACACATATTCATAATAATATTTTCTTCATTATATCTCTACATTTTACTGTATCGAAGTTAATGAAAGGTTGGTATTTCGTGATCTTCCGAATCAAACTTGGCCACATAATGGTTTCTGTTATCTTCTTCGATTCACGATCTACAAACCCTAAGATTGCATTCAGAATTACAATTGTTTCCAACGATATTTCTTCTTGCAACCAAAGTTTGATAACCATGGGATGTTGTCCATCTGTACTTTCTAGTATAGTGTCAAAGTTGTATGTGTTAACATCCATATAGTTATCTATAGTATTTATATCCTTTTCAAAGCTATGATGGAGAGATTCATGTGTCTTTTTCAAGCGCATGAAGTTCTTCTCACCATCTTCATTTATCATATCACCGACGTAATTAACATCGTTTATAAAGTTAGATACAAAATACATTTTTAATTCTTTGCCATGATGTTTAGCCAACTTAGCAAAGAAAAACTTATCCTTACGATTAAAGAATGATTGTGGTTTGACAGTTGTTTTAAAGTTATACTTAACAGCGTCATACGAATCACTCTCAAAATGTAATTTTAAAGAGTTGTATAGTTTATATGCATCAAATGGATCCATATTTATCCGTACAATTTAGCAATTCGTTTCCTTTGTTCTTCAACCTCAGCTGCTTGATCTTCAAGTTTTTTTGCCATATCGTCTAGCTTTTTGGTTTGAAATCGTAATTGATCTTTTTGTTGTTCTGATTTACTCATATTGGTAATTTATTTCCACTTTTAATTTTAATTAATTTTAAATCTGAAGCCTCATTCTGAAGCTTTGCTTTCAGAGATGGAGATAATAGTTTTTTTATATTACTATAATCCATACCTCTTGTTTCGATTACGTGTGTCATAGCATCAATGTAAGACAGGTTTTTATTTGATACTAACTCTTCCACAGCGATATTGAATCGCTTTCTGGTCATAATCTTATGTTCTAATACATCAGTCATTTAAGTTTAAATAACCTAATATATTTTCTGCGCTTGATACTTCAAATGGATCTGTACTGCAGTCGTCTTGTTTTCCTGCTTCTTCGAACATCACTTCAATATCACCGTCATTAATGACAGCAGCATATCTCCACGATCTTACACCGAATCCTAAGTTTGATTTTTGTACAAGCATTTCTAATTCAGCTGCTAATTCACCATTACCATCTGATAGATACTTAATATTATTATATCCTTCACACCATGCTTTCATTACGAATCCATCATTAACTGAAGTAACATATACTTCGTCAATTCCTGCTGCTTTGATTTCGTCATATGCTTCATCAAAACCTGGTACTTGTAATGTACTGCATGTGGGAGTGAATGCTCCTGGTAAACCGAATAGGACTACTCTTTTATTGCCAAAAACTTCTTCTCCTGTAAGATTAGGTTCTGGGACTTGTTTTATTTCTAAATCTTTTATCATTTATCTGATACCCTCACCAAGATACAATCTTTATTAATACGACCATTAGGAACACCGATCTTGGTTGTAAATGTGTCCCATAGGTTGTCAATTTGACGTTCAGTCTTACTTAATATTTCAGGTAAGACTTCGTCTGGTTTTCTAAGAGTTGTAATCTTAGAATATTCTGCATTCCAGTTATATACTGTTGAACCTCTAACCTCAAAACCTTTCGGAGAATCAGAAATATACATTGATAATTTACGCGTCTTAACGTTGTAAACAAACAATCTATTGTTCGTTGGTATCATAACAGGATTGATAGAAACTAGTTTTGAATCAATATCTTCTGTAAGATAATTTAATTTTTTAATTTGTTGATCTGAAGCTCTAACCTTTTTCTTACGTGGTAGTCTTGCAGATTTTGCTCCTTGCTTTAATCTTTCGAGATCTGAGAATATTCCATCCATTGTCTTCATCATCTTTTTTAGATCTGATTTTTTAACATGAGAGTATGCTTCTACTGCTTGCTCGCATGTTTTATTATAAGCATCTGATATAACTTCGTATTCCATTCTGACGTAATCACCGAACATTGTCATTGTTATACCTTTTAAATTGTATGATTTGAATAAAGAGTATGTATCAATACTAACATCATAATTACCATCTATCCATTCATCGATTACTCTATCCCAATCTTCATAAACCGTATTAAGCATTTTTACTTTCATACGTTCTTGAATTGTTGGTGGAGTAGGCTTATTCTTTAGCTCTGCTTTCTTTTCTTTTATAACAGTAGCAGCTAGCTTTATCTTTAATACAAATGCAGCTTTGACTTTTTCTATATACTTTTCTGGTTGAGGTAAACCTCTATTGTGTAAAGTACATACCATACCTACATGTTCTTTTAATTCCCAATCTGTTAACTTTTTTAGTGATTTAACTTCTGCTTCGGAGTAACCTAATACATCTGATGCATATTTTAAAATATCTTCTTGGTAATCTTTTGGTCCTCTAAAATAGTTAAACCATGTTGCTGATTTACCCCATAATAGTGAATAACCTTCATCATTAGGATCAATTTCTTGTCCATGAAAATTAGGTTCCTCACCCATATGAATTTGTTCTATACTCTTGCGATTGCCTCTCATTTTGACTTGTCGCTTTTCAGTAGCTGTTTTCTTTCTAGCCTTTGGTAATACCATATTTTATCCTTATCTTATTTTTACTGTAGGGTATATTATACCATACTTTTAGCTGGTTGTACATGCTTATTAAATTTATTATAGTTGTATCGATCATGTGCTTCATCTTCTTTCATGTCTGCTAGCACTAAATCTCTGTCTACAACAGAAATTATTTCGAAATCTAATTGTGTACCTTCTTCTAAAATTTGTATTGGTTTTACCCAATTCCAAAATATAAAATTATCAAACTGTTGTCTCTGTGTATACAAAGAAATCTTTACAAATCCAGTTTTAGGTAGATATTTGAATTCACATTTTCCCCATTCGGGATGTGTTGTGTCATATCCATATCCAGAATATCTTTTATGTTTAGTTACTTCTGATAAGTAATATCCCATCCACCATTCGGGCCACTCAAAATCTGCTCTGAATGTGGTGTTTTCACCATCTAAATCTTGAGCTAATTTATCTCTGTGTTGTATAAATTCTTTTCCTACTATTGTGTTTTCAAATTTCATATTTATCTCCGTTTTCATCAAACCAACAGAGTTCACACCATTCAAAATCACTGTGATTACACGTCTCCATCTTTTGTTTTTCTTTTCTTTCTTTTG